CGCAACATCGACGTCACCGAACGCATCGCATCAGGCGACAGGTAGATCGTCCCGAACTCCTGACCGCCCAGCACACCGAACGGTGCGTCCTTGCGTTTCCACAGCTCGCCGACGATCTGCAACGTCGCCTGCTTCACCGGGTCAGGCACCGCCGCCCATCCCCATTTGCCCGTCACCTGCAGCTGTGGCCGGCCGTAGGTCGCCGTCGTGAACAGCTGCCCGCCCACGAGGCGGACCTTCGATGCCGGCCAGCCACTGATACCACCGACAACACCGTTGACAGGTTCGAAGATGTATTGCGTGGACACTGTCAGTGTCGTCTCGAACGTGCCGTCCTGTCCGCTGTCGGTCTTCACTACCGCCGTCGCCGTGTCCCATAGGTCGTCGATCTGGACGCGGTAGCTATCGATAGCGAGGAACGTGCGCGCGGTGGCGGCCTGGTCGGGATAGAAGTACCGGCCGCAGTAGCCGTCCACCGCGCGTGACGCCGTGTTGACGAGACCATCGACGATGAGATCGGTGAGCGAAGCGGTGTCTTCGTTGATCCATGCTTTGGCTTCGAGCTGGGTCACGTATCCATTGACGATGGTCAACGAACTACTCCACGCGGGTCAGAGTGACGGTGCCGGACACGACCGTTCCACCGACCGTGCCGGGGATCGTCGGCGCGCCGGCCGCGGAAGTGCCCGCGGTCGTCACGACCAGATCGCCACCGGCAACCCAGAACTGGTCGCCGACAGCCATCGCCAGCACACCCGGCCACGTGAGCACCGTCAACGCCCGGCCGAGGTAGTCGACCGTCGCTGTGGTGGTCCGGCCGACGTAGTCCTTCACAGGGTCGGTGGTGCCGGGCGTGGCGTTCTGCAAGTCGCGTCCGAGGTAGTCCTCTTTGCGTGTGGAGGTGACCATCTACTTCTCCTTCTTGACCGCCGGGACCTTCGGCGGCTGGGACGCCTCGGGTTCCGGCGCAGGTTCGGGCTCGGGTGAGCCGGCCAGCAGCTGCTCGAGCGATTCGACAGGACCGATCGCCTCGAGCTGCTTCTTGGACATGCCCTTCTGAGCCTTGAGGATGTCTTCGAGCTCGGCAACGTTCACCGAACCCGATACTGAACCGTCAGGCCAGACGATCACGTGACGTTGGTGATTCGCTGAATGCCGCCGGACTCGACGACGAGCGGTGTGAAGTAGCCCGCGTACGCGACCTGCACGCCGAGCACCGACGGTTCAACCGCCTGCAACGAACCGACACGCTGCTCATAGGACTCGATCGCGGCCGTGGAGAACACAACCCCGAAATCGGTGGCAGCGCCGACGATGCCCGCCGACATGATCACCGGGATACCGGAGATCTGACCGATGACACCCTGACCGAAGTCGCCAGCCCGGAACCCGGTCGACTGCGAGTTCGTCGGGTTCACCGGAGCGAACAGCGACGCCCAAGCACTCAGCTTGCCGGGCGACACCGCCAGCGCAACACGACCCTGACCCTTGCACGCCGTGTAAACGGCAGCCACAGCAGCCCATAGGGCGGCGGTCGCTTCCGTAGCGGACGGGTTCGTGCCGGTTGCCACCGGGGCGAGCTCGACGGTGTTACCCGAGGCGATCAGCAGCGCACCGAACGCCGCCTCTGTTGCGATCGCGTACTGGGCGGCAAGGTCGTTGATCACGGCGTCCATCGCCTGCGGACTCGAGAAGTCCATGTTCTGGCGGGACACGTTGACGTAGCCGCCGTAGGTGACCGCGGTGCCCGTGATGCGGGTGATGAGCATCTTCTGCGAGGAGAGCTCTGACTTCTCGTCGGCGGCCAGACCGCCCGAGCCCTGCTTCGCGACCGTGGTGTGCTGGGTGACCTTCGGCCGGTAGAACGTCGCCGCCGTCAGAGGCTGCGGACCGTCGAAGGTGACCAGCGGCCGGGCCGCGTCGATGAAGTTCAGGACCGGTCCGACGATCGGGTCGGGGATGATGCCGAGGTTGTCCGACGTCTTCTGATGGGCGGCGGTACGCAAGAACAGGTCGAGCCGTTCCTTGGCCGGACGGTCACCGATGCCCGCCGCGTAGACGTCGAGGATGTAGGCGCCGGCCGAGCGGTACTCGATCGGGCCCGTGTCGACGTTGCGGCGCATCGTCGTCATCTCTTCGGTGATCACCCGAATCCTGTCGCGGGCACCGGTCGTCGACGCGGCAGCGGCACGCAACATTTCGAGCTGGTCGGCGAGCTGATCGACACGGGTCTTCGCCGACTTGATCAGTTCCTTGTCGTTGTCGGTGAGATCCCGCCCCGAGTCCTGCGCACCGCCGATGGTGCCCTGGATGAACGCGCTGCGCTCCTCCAGCTCCCGTTCCAGACGCTCAATCATGGCGTCGGACTGTTGGCCGTATTCAGCCATTACCTTTCCTTTCCTGCGCCGTGAGCGCCGTTGAACGGCCTCGAATGAGGTCGTACATCCCGTCGAGAGACAGGACTTCTTCCAAGTTCGGTGTCGCCAGATCTGCGACCGGCGAAGCCGAGCGAACGTCGAGCACTTCAGCCCCCGCGTAAGCCGGGTTCGGGAGCAGCGCGACATGGTCGAGCACGTCGATGCGGAAGATGCGCCGCAACCCGTTGCGGATCTCCATCCCCGAACGGGAGACCGCCATCCCGACCGACGCGCCGAGCACCCGATCGTCGGCCAGCTGCAACGTCTCGTCGCCGAGCAGCGTGTTCGAAATCTTCGCGACCCCGACAGCACCGGTCGGCTCGTCGCGCAACTCGACGATACGGCCGACCGTGCGGCCGTAATCGTGATCACGATTCACCGTGATACGCGTCGATGTCGGGTCGATGCCCTTGAACGAGCCCGGATCGACACGTTCGCGGATCAACTTTCCCTGGAACTCGGTTTCGATCTCCTCGTCGTACGGGAGAACCCGAACTTCGATCGTCCGCTGCGCGAAATCGACCGCGCCCGTGTGCGCCTTGCGAAACTCAATATGCACCGGCGTCGCCTCCCGTTAGAGCTGCCGCTGACGGTTCGCCGTGGAACCGTTCCATCATCCGCACCTCAGCCGCCGACAGCGCCGACGTACCGTCGGCGTCGACGATGCCGTGCAGAGTGGCGTACGCCGTCGCCCGTTCGGCGAGCGCCGGCCGGGTGTATTCGTCACGGTTCAGCTCGACGCACTGGCCTCGAGGCAGCGCCCAGTTCGACAGGGCCGACATGACCGCGGTCACCTTCGGGCGGACCGACGCCCGGTCATGGAAATCGAAGAGGGCCGAAACGTTGCTGTACGTCATCGAGTCGCCGCCCGACGGCAGACCGAGAAGGAACGGGGGCACGCCGAGAGCGATCGCGATACGCGATTCGTTCCACTGAGCGAGCTCCAACAGCGCCATGTCTTTCGGCGACATCTGCTGCACCGACGACAGTTTCGCCCCGCCGGTCATCAGCGCCGGTGCGCCCAGCGATCCCGCTCGAGACGTCAGCCACTGGTCGAGCACATCGTCGGCCTGCGCTTTGGTCAACGCCCGCTCGATCTCGATCACATACCGCGGCGTGCCACCCGTGGAAACGACCTCGTCCATGTGGCGGGCCATCACGCCAGCAGTCACCATCCGTGCCCCGGCCGCGGCCAGCGGGCCGACACCGTGCGGGGTCGTCGTCGACGACTGGTAGCGGACATGCAGAATCTCGCCGGTCACGTCCATCCGACCGATGTGATATGAGCGTCGGCCGCCGTCCATCTCGACCGTCACGAACGCCGACGGGATCACCCGCATCGTGAGCGGATAGCCGTCCGTGTACCGCTCGACCGGCAACACGAACACTTCGCCCAGCATGAACTCCCAGAACAACTGCTTCGCGAACTCGTACCACGACGTGTAGATGCTCGGGTCCGGGTTCGTCATCCACGACCGCGGCTCAACAATCTGCCCGCCGACCGTCCGGTAGACAGGCATCGCCGCGATCACCGACGAGTTCAGATCCAGTCCGGCCCAGGCCGTATCGACCAGCTGGCCGAAGCCGGGGCCGGCACCGAAGTTCGGGGTCGACCAGTCCGCCGGCCAGCCCGACCACGGCGACGGCACGAACGGCGACAGCGCACGCGAGAACGTCTCGGGCTCGAGGGCCGACGTGTCGACACCGTTCGGGTCTCCCGGGTGATACCCCGGCGGGCCCACCGACCCCGGAGGGTTCGCGTTCGGGATCTCGCCCGCATAGTTCGGCGTGTCGCCAAACCACCAGCTTCGCAACGACACGCTGGCCTCCTCAGTAGATCGCGGGTAACGCCTCGGCCGTGCTTGCCTGATGCACCGCTAGACACAGACCGATCGCGGCGTCGATACGGTCACGCGACTTCGACTTGGCGAGCATGAACCCCCGCTCGTTGTAACGAGCCACAGCCGCCAACACCTGCTGTGCGAACAGCGGGTCGCCGTCGTGACTGATCTCGCTACGCAACACAGCCTCGTAAGTGGCACCCACCGCGGCAGTCATACGCTCAGGCGACTGGGGTACCTCGAGCATCGCGAGCCCCTCGTCAGCCAACATCTGCGCCGGCAAATCGAAGAACCGTGGGTCGAAAGCGATCGAGCGCACGCTGTACCGGGCGTGCAGCTCGCGGAGATGGTGCATCGCGTCGGACACGTCGAGCTTGCCGTCAGGCTGAGGCAGCCAGCATCGAAGCTTCGCGTGCAGCCGTCCATCGGGCCGGCGTTGCACAGCCACAACCGCCGTCGAATCGTGACGCAACGCCACGTCCACACCGCACCATGTCGGCTCGTTGTCGACGAACTCGAACGGATCGGCCAGCCTCGACCACACACCGAGACCGTCGGTGCCCAGCCAGCATTCGACACCGTCGACCCACTGCCCGAGACGGAAGATCCGGAAATGCGCTTCCGGCGACATCGCGACCGCGGTACGCAGCGCACTGATCGACATGAACCCCTCAGCGAGAGCAGGGTTCGCCTTCCGCCACTGGTCCTCATCGCGGATGTCACAGCCGGCATCGGCCGCATACTCGGTGAAGTGGAACCCCGACGGACAGCCACCCTCGAGCACCCGTTGACGCAAATGCCACAACGCATTATCACGGTCGAAGCCGGGCGTACCGATGCCGACCACCAGCGACCGGGGCCGCTTACCGCTTGCGAGGAGCAGCGAATCCCATGATTCGATCGGCATGAAACCGAGCTCGTCGCAGATCGCCAACGACGGGTCAAGCCCCTGCAACCCGTCCGGGTCGCATGACACCGGGAACATCTCGCCGCCGTTGAACGGCACCCACACACGGGTATTGCCAATCCCGCTGTACGGGATAGACCTCGTCTCGAGATCCGGGTGTGCGGCGATCATCGCTTTCGCGACGCCGAACACCGACCGCACAGCCTGCGACATCGTCGTCGCGACGATCGGCACCTGAGGGGCGCCGCTGTCGGCGTCCTCGTCGAACAGCGCCCACGTCGCGACCGACGCCTCGAATGTCGACTTGCCGTTACCGCGGGGCAGTTCCTGCACCGCCGAGTCGACCCCGGGGGCGAACATCGCCTCGAGCATCAGCTTCTGGAACTTGCCGAGCTTCACCGGCTTGCCGCTGCCGTGGCCCTTCGGCAACACGCAGTAGGACTGGATGAACTTGATCGCCCGAGCGTGCCGGGACATCTTGCGCCACGCCCGCCACGGTCCCGGAGACTCGTCCTGCAACCGCTTCGCCGCATTGCCGTACTGGCGCTGCATAACTATGCATGCCTCCGACGTTATATACGGCTTTCGAGGAGCCAGGTCTTCGCTGGGCCACCTGCCACAAAAAAAGTTACCTGGTCAGCGGGTGCGCCGAGCCAGGTTGCACGATCCGTGCGCGGCACGCAGCTCGCTGAACGGATCGGATGGGTCGACGTGGTCGGCTTCCCATTGGTCGTTCGGGTCGGGCCCACGACCACACAACCAACAGACGGTTGCACTCGCTCTCACTAGCCGTGATCGACGCGGGTAGCTGCCGCCTCGGTGGAGGTGCCGGCAGGTGGGGCACCGGGTGGTGGTGGTGCGTGCACCGCAGGTGAGACAGGCACGCTGCACTCTCACCGGCTACTCGTCCTCGTCGGCCTCGGGGGTTTCGTCGTCCTCGACGGTGTCCTCTTCGGGGGCTTCGTCGGTCTGTGTTTCGTTGACGTCTGACATGGTCACCCCTGGTGGGACAGGTCGGGCACAGTAGTTATTGCGCACCCTATACGCCGCCGCTCTCTGTGACAACGACCACGCCTCACGTCGGTGGCCTGACAGGTATCCCCTGGGTGCGCCTTGTCGTACGCCCTCAACACGGCGATGAGTTCGGCAGCAGTCACGCCCGTGCCCGATGCTTCTGCTGCCGGTAGCGGTCCCAGCACCGTTGGCACAACTGATGCTGGACCCCGTCTATCCAAATGGTCGCGCTGACAGAGTTCCGTTCGCAGGCCGGGTCGGCCCAGTCGCCATGCCCGCCGTCGCAACGCTCGCGGGCGGCGAGCGGCACCGTGTTCGCGGTGACGTTCAACCCTCGCAGCAGGTCCGCCTCGAGCAGCGCCACGAGGGCGTGTTCGATGAGGTTCTGGTAGTGGCCGACTTGGGTGTGGATGCGAAGGTTGCCTTGGGCTTCGACGGATGTCCACGTGACGGACCCGTCAGGGTCGGTGGAGATGGCGGTGATCGAACGGACGGGGATCATGCCGGCGGCCATGTTCGCGGTGACCGAGCGATGGTCGCGTTGGAGGCGGGCGACGCATTCGGC